CGACAACCAAGTAGCGGAGTTTAGGCTGGATGGCAGCTCGACTGAGGCTTAAACACCAGGACGAGGTACGCGAGAAGATCCGCGCCAGTCAGTTGGTCAACCGCCTTGAAGATCATGTGCTTGGTACGGTGGAAATGACCAGCACGCAGGTTAGCGCGGCTTTGGGCCTGCTCAAGAAGTGCGTACCCGACTTATCGGCCACTGAATTGACCGGCGAGGGCGGGGGCGAGGTCGAGATGAGCCTAAAGGTAACGGGGATACCGCCTGCGTGAGTGATTGCCAAGGGCGGGGGCACTTCTGCGGGTGCAGCAGTGAGGAGTGTCGGCGTTTCGGCTGCGCGGACATGCTCGCCTGCCTGCATTGCACTCCTGCTCCGAAGACAACTCAGGTTAATGCCGGCTGGGTTTGTGGCCGTTGCGGCACGTCGCACGCGCCATTCGTAAGGGCGTGTGGCTGCCCGCCGCCGTCAATGTGCGGGACAAAATTCACATTTGGCTGAAACGCTGGTTGAAGTCCCGACCAAGCTCCTATTCCTATTCCAACCAAAACGCTACAAAGTCGCTTACGGAGGTCGCGGTGCAGCGAAATCGTGGGCCTTCGCTAGAGCCCTGCTCACTCAAGGGGCCGCCAGCCCTTTGCGAATACTGTGTGGACGAGAGATACAGAACAGTATTGCAGACAGTGTGCACCGGCTCCTCAGCGACCAAGTCGTATCCCTCGGGCTCGAAGGCTTCTACCGAATCACTCAGACGAGTATCACAGGAGCTAACGGGACTGAGTTCCTCTTTGCCGGCCTACGCCAGCAAGACGTAGCAAAGATCAAGAGTTTCGAGGGCGTGGACCGTGTTTGGGTGGAGGAAGCCCAAACGGTGACTAAGCGGAGCTGGGAGATATTAGTCCCGACTATCCGCAAGCCGGGTTCCGAGATCTGGGTGAGTTTCAACCCGGACATGGACACCGACGAGACGTATCAGCGGTTCGTCGAAGACCCACCGGAAGACTCGGTGGTGGTCAACGTCAACTGGCACGACAACCCGTGGTTCCCCGAGGTTCTACGCAAGGAGATGGAAGCGCTGAAGAAGCGCGATCCAGACGCCTACGAGAACGTGTGGGAGGGTAAGTGCAAGTCTGTCGTGGATGGGGCGATCTACCTCCGCGAGATACAGGCGATGCACGCGGACAAGCGGTTTAGGCCCGTTCCATACGATCCGATGTTGAAAGTCCACACGGTCTGGGACTTGGGGTGGAACGACCAGACTTCGATCATTCTGGTTCAGAAGCTTAGTAGTGAACTCAGGATCATCGAATACATCGAGGACAGCCATCGAACGCTTGCCGACTACGCGGCTGATCTTAGGGATCGCCGCTATAACTATGGGACTGACTTTCTACCTCATGACGGCGCAGCGAAAGACTACAAGACCGGCCAAAGCGCGCAAGAGCTTCTATCGAAGCTGGGCCGGAGCGTACAGATCGCCCCGAAGCTCGACGTTGAACAGGGCATCAAGGCTGCTCGCCTTGCCTTCCCCCGCGTCTACTTCGACAAGGACAAAGCCCTGAGACTGGTTGACTGTCTCAAGCGCTACCGCCGGGCTATCCCGGCCACAACAAACGAACCTGGAGCGCCGCTACACGATGAGTACAGCCACGGTGCGGACGCCTTCCGCTATCTCGCTACGGTCGCTAACCGCATGAGCAACGATGACCGCAACTTTACCAAGCCACTGGCCTACAGCAACGCGGGGATCATCTAGTGGCAATGACTGACGCTGAGCTTCTAGGAGCCATCAGCGCAGCGGAGGAGATGAGCCTAGGCACGTCCAGAGGTCAGGTGGCCACAGACCGTGCGGATGCGATGGACCGATACCTGGGTAAGCCATACGGGGACGAGATTACCGGACGGTCGCAGGTTGTCAGCCGCGATGTGGCCGACGTAGTCGAGGGTGTAACCGCTAACGTCATCAAGCCCTTTGTCGGGGGTGACGAAATCGTCCAGTTTGAGCCACGAGACGAGCAGGACGAGGAAGCGGCCAAGCAAGAGACGGACTACATTAACTTCATCACCTTGGAGCGCAATAACGGGTTTATCAACCTCGTAAGCGCGGTCAAGGACGCTCTGCTCCTGCGTAACGGCTATATCAAGGCGCAGTGGACCGTCCGCTCGGATGTCATCAGCGAGACGTACCAAGGCTTAAGCGACGAAGAAGCCACGTTGCTGGCCCAGGATGAAGATGTCGAGGTTATCCAGCACAGCGAATACCCCGACCCTGCCCAAGCCCTGTACGCGCAAGTCATGGGGGCGCAACAGCCCGCCATGCTCCACGACATCAAGGTAAGGCGGAACAAGCCCACCGAGTTCGCGGAACAGCTTCCGATTCCCCCGGACGAGATTATCGTCTCCGACCGGGTAAGGTCTGCCAGCCTCCAAGACGCCGACTTCGTCCAGCATCGCGTCCACGCCACCCTCTCTAACCTTCGCCAGCTCGGCTACAAGGTCGAAGACGACATATCGGATGACGACCGAGGCGAGACGTTGGAGGAGATTGGGCGTAACAGGTTTGGCCAGTCGGCGCAGATATGGGACGATGAGACGAACGATCCCGCCCGCAGGATGGTGCTGTTCAAGGAATCGTACATCCGCATTGATAGGGACGGCGACGGAATAGCCGAGCTCCGTAGAGTCTGTACGGTGGGCCAGAACCTGCTGGCCGACGACGAAGCGGACATCATACCAATCGCCTGCTTCTCGGGCACGATCCTGCCGCATCAGCACCTTGGTCTATCGACCTACGATATGGTCAAGGACGTGGCGCAGATCAAGACGGCGCTGACTCGGGGCCTGCTCGATAACACCTACCTAGCCCAGAACGGACGGTACGGTGCGGACGTAACGCGGGTCAATATCGACGACCTGCTGGTTAGCCGCCCTGGTGGCGTTATCCGCGTCAACGGCGGCGACCCCTCTACCGCGATCTTCCCGATTACGCACCCCGATACCAGCGCCGGCTCGCTCTCGGGTCTGGAGTACATGGATGCGGTGCGGGAGAACCGCACCGGCTACACCCGCCAGTCTCAGGGCTTGGACACCGACGCCCTGGTCAACAAGACCGTAGGTGCCACAGTCATCCAGCTATCACAGTCCCAGCTCCGGCTGGAGATGATTGCCAGGACGATAGCAGAGACGGGCGTTAGAGACCTGTTCCGCATTACCCACGCCTTAACTCAGAAGCACGCGACCAAGGCCGAGAAAGTCAGGCTTCGTAACAAGTGGGTAGTGGTCAATCCACGAGAGTGGGTCAGACGTACTGATTTATCCCTCTCTGTCGGACTTGGTACCTCGACCACGACGCAGCTCGTGCAGAACATCATGCTGTTGGGACAGGCGCAGGAGAAGGTTGTAGGTCTAGGCTTGGTTGGCCCGCAGGAAATATTCAACCTGCTCAAGAAACTACCCGCCGCATGTGGCTTCAAGAACGCGGAGGAGTTCTTCAAGGCTCCGCAACCCGGTCCTCCGGGGCCGGATGGCAAGCCCACGCCTCCGCAGATGCCGCAATCTCCCCCGCCGCAGGTTCAGGTGGAGCAGATGCGCCAGCAGGGCGAACAGGCCAAGATGCAGCAAGACGGCCAGATCGAGACGGCAAAACTTCAATTGCAGGACCAGATGAAGCAGCGGGAGTTAGCTTCTGCCCAACAGATCCAGGCGAGCAACGATGCCCGCGATTGGGCGCGAACTCAGGCCGAATTGCAGCTTAAAGACCAGATGCACCAGCGTGATGTGCAAATGCAGGCGCAGTTGAAGCAGATGGAGCTGCAAATGCAGGACATCCAGCACCAGCGCGAGATGGACAACGCCATACGTATCGCCTACATCAACGCCGAGGCCAAGACCGCTGCGGCTGCGGAAGCGGCGAATGCGAGCCGGGATAACGCGGTGATAGCGCAGGAATCAGCGGGTACTAATGGCTAGTGTTTAGCTTCCCAGCGGTTAAGTACGATCCTGACCCCTTCCCGCACTGCGTAGTTAACCGCTGGGAAGC